TATATATCCAACCAATACCTTTGCTTGTAATTGTATACCGATCGGTTTCATGCCAAAAATAATTAAATTCATTTGAAGCACTTGACATTTTCTCAAGTGCTTCTCTATTTTTACAATGGATCCATAAAATATTTTTATATTTTTCCAACCACTTCGTAGAAATAAGGTATTGAGGTTCATCATGCCCAAGATAACATTGGTCGTCTTCAACCCATAAATCAATTTCAACCTCAAACTCTTCAACAATTGCTTCTTCGATATAATCTAAACTATTTTCTCTAACTAAATTTGGTCCAGTCAGATTTCCACGGTGAGAAATAATTTTCATATTAAAAGTCCAAAACCCACTCAGGAAGAGAACCACCACCAGTCTCATAACCCCATTTATCAATAGCGGCACGAAACTCAGATCCAGGTGCTTTATCAATTGCCTGACGCATCGCTAAAGCACCGGATAGCGTACCACCAGGATGTCCATGAACTGCGCCACCACAGTTAGCAAGAAAATCAGTACCAAACTTCTCTGCGGTCGTATTAACGATACCTGGGTGCATTCCACAACTCAGAGCAGGAAGAACATTTCTCTTGTGAAGTGTTGTCATAGTCTGACGAAGTTCATCTTCATCATCGCTCAGATAACCACCCCACATTCCTGCGTGAATGGTATCTACACCACAAAGTCCAGCAAGATCACAAAGAACATCCCAATCAATACCAAAAGCATGTCTCTTATCTGTAAGAATCTTATCACCACTCTTTTGGTAATGGATAAACAGCGGTAAATCTATTTTTCTAACAGAGTTATAAACACCAAGACCAGACCAAAAATTAATATGAATACCATTTCCACCATTATCAGCAACAAATTTAGCACGATCAAGAATGGTATGATGATCGCCATTAATGCAGAATGCATAAATTACGTTACGACCACAATTGTTGACAATATTAGAAATCAATTCCACACGGTCTTCAAGACGGCAGAATGAAGGATTGGCAAGAATCTCATCTTCTTTGATAAAGTCTACACCACCATCAAGAAGTTCTTTCACCATCTCGGCAAGAGTTTGTGGTGAAATACCAGTCTTAGGTTTTACAATCGAACCAGAAAGAGGTTTGTCATAACGATTGACAAACTTACGAATACCATCAATGCCATTCTTAGGACCAAGAAACTGTGCTTCTACGTCAGAAGGAAATTCAAGTTTCCTTAGACGACAAACCTTGAATACATCAATATCCAGTTGCCCACCCATAACCTGACAAAGAAGATGAGAAATTCCATCACCTTCCCAATCAGTATTTACTTTAGGGAAACCAATTTTTACTTCACCTTCAGTTAGTTGAAAGAGTTCATCTTCATCACCATAAATGACACAAGATGCTAATTCAAAAAGTTCATCATTTTCCCAACGATTACGAACTTTGGGGTTTCCTACACTTTGCCCGATTGCAAGATTCCAAGCAGCATCTCTTAGAGTTCCGATATCGGGGTAAGATTCAATATAATAAGTTGCAATTACACAACGATTTTTTTCTTGTTCTGTTAGTTCTCTAAAAAATTTCATTTTATACCTCAAATTTATCAGATGGGATGGACGGAACTTTTACAACGACTAATGTACAATCTTCAAGAAAAACAGGATCTGCAACCTCTTCCTTTTCAAAGACAAATACATCTCCACTATTCAATTCTTTTCCGCGAACAATCATTTTTCCGGAAATAAGAACATTATATTCTACACTATCTTTATGAAAATGTGGAGCCCAATATTCGTCCTTTTTATGAGTTAATAAACCAACTTCAAAATCCGAAGTTTTAAGGATAGAGGGTTCAAAATTTCCAATAAACCACCCCCTTACATAATCTTTAATTTTAGTGATGTTCATATTTTTTCAATAAATGTTTGCAAGTCTTCAGGAACCCCGACTGGATTATGTTGCCAATTTGGAATATGATGTATTCCAACTTTATGATTAAATTTATTAATCATGTAATTATATGTAGGTCCAATATAGTATTCACCATTTGGTGCAGTATCACGAGATTCAATCATTGCTCTAGCACTTTCCAAAAAGTAAAGTCCCTTTCTCCAATAATGTATCCCGTTCAAAGAAATATTACTAATTACTTCTTTTTCTTTTACTTCCAATACTAATCCATTTTTGTCTATTTTACAAAAACTATTTTTTGGAGTATCAGTTTCATAAGTGACAATAATACCATCATACTTATAATATCTAGCAGTTTGCAAAAATAGTCCAGAATCCCACCACATAATTTGATCACAATTTGCAATCACTAATTCTTTATTATTATTAATTTCATTTTCAAATAATAAAGCACTACAAGCAGGTCCACTAGTAGTTTCATCTACCGTAATAATCTTACAATCTGGCACTATAATTTTAAGAAGTTCAAAAATTTGAAAATAAAAAGAATCTTGGCGTATTACAAAATGATATTTACCATCAAGATCTAATGACTCAATAGCATGTTGAATCATTGCTTTACCGTTGATTTGAATTAATGGTTTTGGAACATGATACTTATCTCTAGGAAATCGCGTTCCTTCCCCAGACATTGGAATAATTATATTCATAGTTTATAATCTTTTAAAAAATGGTTTAAATCTTCTGGAGTACCCAATCCCCACATTTTTTTAATATCTTTTATTCTAATTTTTTTGCCGTCAGAAATTGCTTCGTTATACACGGGACAAACATAAAATTCACTATTTGTTTTAACATTCTTTTCAATCATTTGCTCAGCATATTTTACGTAATCAGATCCACTTTTCCAAAAATAAATTCCAACAGTAGCATTATTGCTAATGGGTTTCTTTTCAGCAACTTCAGAGACAAATCCATCATTACCAATTTTAGCATAAGACCATTTTGGATGAGTTGATTTAAAAGTTAAGATTCCACCATCTACACCGTCAGCATTAAACGCATAAAGACACTCATTACTATTCCACTCCACAAATTGATCAGAATTTGCTACCAATAAAGGAGCATCATTATTAATAAACTCCTTAGCAAGAAGAGTAGTACATGCAGCACCTTTTGTGAGTCCATCTACTTGAACGATATTGCAATTTGGAACAATGAGATTCAAAAGATACTGAAGATTATACTTTTCATAGTGTTCTTTTTGAACAATGAAAGTGTAATTTGCCTCGATATTCAAGTTTTCAACTACAACCTGAATCATTGGCTTTCCATTAACTTCAATTAATGGTTTGGGAAAAGTATACCCAGCAGCAGCAAATCTGCTGCCAGCACCTGCCATAGGAATTAATACATTCATTTTATCAGATTTCCAAGGAACAATAGTTATTTTTTTAGATGCAAAAGTTTTAAATACTTGATTAATTTTATCTTGATTCAAATCATGCCTATTTTCAATAGCAATAAGAGTTGCTCTACTATCCATAGCACCTTGCCTACCAATATGACTATCCTCAAAAATAATAGTATCTTTTGGTAGAGCATTACATGCTGTCATGCATTTCCAATACATTTCAGGAAATGGTTTATTTCTTTTTACATCTTCATTACTCACATAATAATCAATAAACTCAAGGATTCCTAACTTGAGAAGTACAAGTTTTACTGTATTTCTAATACTATTAGAAGCAACTGCTACTTGATAACCTCTTTGCTTTAGTTGTTGGAAGTAGTGAATCAATTCATAGTCATATTCCAGTTCAGAAAAAATATCCAGAGTTGCCTTTTGCTTATCTTCCCAGATTTGCTGATGCTTTTCTACTGACAATCCTTTCTTTTCGGTTAGCAAAGAAAGTTTTCTTGATGTGGGAAGTCCATCATAAATGCTAAGATGTTCCTGAATATCAATGACATACTCATGTCCTACATTTCTTAATGCAGTATTTAATGCTTCATAATGGATATCCCTACTATCAATGAGGACTCCATCTAAATCAAAAATTACCAAATTATTCATAATTTAAATTATCATGTTCAACATCTTGACATGCTTCCAATAAAATAGACAAGTGTTCATTAATGTCAGAATTTTCAAACTCTACTTTAAAATCAAATTCCATAATTTTTATCTTAACTTTAATGTATGTATTTTATAAAGGATATCAATATATCCCTGAGTAACATTTTCTAATCCAGAATTTCTTGGATCAATATAGTAATGAAATTGTGACATATCTAGACTATCATCTATATTTTCTGGAGTAACTATTCTTCTTAAATTTTGTTCGGTCATACCATTATCAATATCTACTTTCAAATAATCTTTCATAAACTTTCCCATAATCACATCATCCATCCAACCAGGATATTTATAAGAAAAAAGAATATCTTGATTATCAATTACTTTTTTAACTAAATCTTTAGACAAAAAGAAAGAAGCGCCAGAAGCAAACATTACATCATCGTGTTCTACAATATATCCGGAATAGAAATTTTTTGTAGGTTTATCTAAAACATATTTTGACATCAATTCTAAGTCAAAATATCCAGTACAATTTGTTCTATAAATATAATCAAAATTAGATTCATAAAAGCACTCAAAGGCTTTTATGGTCTTATAAAGGCATATTGAATAAGCATGATTTTCGGGCCTATCGACGTAAAAAGAATCTTGCTCATCCCAAAATATTTTGTTTTTATCACCATACATAAAAATTGTTTTAACATTACTCGGTGTTCTTTTCATCCAAGTTTCTTTTGCCACATTTTCGATACTTCGATAATGATTATTTTTAGATCCAAGTACTAAATGCAATATATTTTTAGTCATAAAATTTGATTAATCTCCTTTTATTATCCGATAACTATCCTCATCAAAATGTTCTGTTGAAAATTCAAATAATTCAGTATCTTCAAGAGCATACATTTTATGCCTAAGTCCTATAGGAATATGAAAACTATCTCCTCTTCTTAAGATTTTCTTTCGAGACAATTCAACATTATCATCATACCCATAAAAAAATAATAATGTTCCAGATTGAATATAAAAAGTTTCGTCTTTAATTTTATGATAATGCCAAGAACACTCCTTTCCCTTTACAAAATAAAGAAGTTTTCCGCAGTATTTTTCAGAGTTTACAATCCATTTTTCAAATCCCCATCCTTTCGGGACAAGTTTAATTGAAGAAGTCATTTGCGTTAATTCCTTTATCATCTATGTATACATCTCCAGATGGTTTTCCCAATATGAGTTCATGATATTTACATCCCCAAAAATCTAATTGCATTTTTGTTAAAGAATAAAACTTTTCTTTCGCCTTATCACTAGCATCATTATATCTCCCCATACCACGAGCAGTAAAGTATTTAATTATATGTCCTTCGTCATATAATTGATTAATTTTATCAATTCGATCTAAAACAGGAATACTTCCTTCATATTTACATCCAGAACAATTTCCATTTCGACAAATTGTTCCGTCAATATCAATTACATATTGCATCAACGTCCTCCGTTGTTAAAACATAAGTTCCTTGATGAGACACCGCAATTGCAGATGCTTTATTTGCTAAAGGAATAGATTCTTGAATTTTTTTCGTTTTTAAATATCCAAACACGAGTGCTGCAAGAAAGGTGTCTCCTGCACCAACAACATCATAAACATTTACTTCTTGTGCTGGATATAATACATCATCATATTCAGCACCTTTACCACCTCTAGTAATTATCAAATTATTATATTCATTTTTATCTTTTAACTTTTCGTATTCATGCTCATTAATTTTAATGTAACAATTATATTTTGGAAGAAATTGTTTTTTACTATCAATGAATACTTGACACTTTGCCCAATAAACAATATCAAATAAGAGTTGTGAAGTTATGAATCCTTTATTATAATCAGAGATTACTACTGCATCATATGAATCTTTTGGAAGTTCATATTTCATTGGATTTACTTTTACTTCATTGTCTACTCTAAGAATCTGTTGATTAGATCTCTCGTCAATATATCTTGTTTTGATTATTTTTTCATCATTTGTTAACATGTGAACTTCAATACCAAAAGCAAGAAGATTTTCTTTAACATTCCATGCCATTCCTTTCTTAATGACAGTTTTCTTATAATTTAAAATTGGAACAGGTGCTTCTGGATTTAATCTGTCACAACTACCATATACAAATATATCTTGGCAACTATCTCCTATCAATAATACTTTGAATGATTTTTGTTGTTGAGTATCCATTTATTCTCTCAAAAAATATTAATTTTGAAGCATATTGTGATCCTATTACTGGTTTATCTCTCCAATCAGATCCCACAACCATTATACCAGGTTTTAAATATTTTATTAAAGTTTCTAGTTCTTGGTTAGAAGAAAAAGAAAAAACTTCATCTACTGCTTTTAAATTTTCCAACATGAAAGTTCTTTCTTTAAGACTATTCACTGGTCTTAATTTTCCCTTCTTTTCCTTAATACGTTCATCAGTATCTACACCAACAACTAAATGGTTTCCAATGGATTTTGCATAATTTAATAATTCTATATGTCCTCTATGAAGAACATCAAAAGTTCCATTTACAAAAACTAATACCTTATTATTTTCCATTTACCAGAAACTTTAAATTCAGAATCATCAGTTCTTCTAATATCGTGATAAAAAAGTTTGTCAGTGGTTTCATTTAAACTATCAATTAAATGAAACACTGAACTATTAATACAATGAATTTCTTTTGCATTTTTAATAATATCAATAAAAGAAAATAGATTATCGGATAATCCCCTCTCTATTTTTACAAATTTTAAATCGGATTCAATATTCAACTTATATGCACCAACACTAGACTCATCATGGATAAGAATATAATCTTCTAATGGAACTGTCATCAATACATCTGGTTTTTTATTGGGAAGATAAAAAGAATTATATCTTTCAGAAAAATCTATTCCAAGTTGATTATAAAAAGATCTATCCCAGTTTTTAACTTCACAATTTTGAAATCCCACTATCAAAATCATTAAATTCATCAATGATGCAAATGCAGATATTTCACAAAACTCATCATTATTAATTTTAAACACTTTGATTTTTGAACTTTCAGAATATAGATATTTTACGGTAGGATAATTTGAAACCTTGCATGGAAGATATATTAAATCAAAATCTTTAGAAACTTTATGAACAAGTCCATTGCAAACAAAATGATCACCAAGTCCTAGGTGATGGTATAAAACTACGCTGTTCATTGAAAATATTTTACTAGATTTTCTCTCTGATTTTTAATATAAGAAACTGCTTCTTTTAGATCTTCATCTAAGGAATTCCAAAGATCTAACATTTCTTGCGATGCTTTTTCTTTGTTATAATTAGTTTCCATAGGGTGATTAATAGTATGATTATAATCTCTGATTACTGGAAGACTATTAACAAAAGAAATTGCTGCCAGAACAAAATCCCACCCCCAACCCATTTTGTTATTAGAAAAATCTACTTTTCTATCAAGTATCTCTTGGATGATTTCTTTTCTGATAAACCATACAGTTTCATCGGTACATGCAACCATTTTAATGTTAGGATGATCAGATTCTAAACTTTCAATATCAGTATTTTCGGCAGAATACCAAGTATAATCAATATTTGGAGCATAAATTCCTGCATTATAATATTCAAGATATTGTTTAGCATCTTCAATTAATCTTTCCCAATTGTCATAAGAAACATCACCTTGGATATGGAGAAGAATATCACCATCAAATAAATCTAATGCTTTTCTAAATTGATCACTGAAGTAAGATTCATTTCCAATATCTATCCACCCTTCACGGGTATTATTATCATCACTATTAATTACAGTAACTTTATCAAATAGTAGTTTTAGAGAGTTTTCAATGGCACAACTTTTTTCAAATTGTTTGTTCCAATTAAAAATAAAAGGTTGAATATTCATAAATTCTTTTCGGCAATTTTTCCTTTAATCTAGGTATAAGTCTTAAATATTCCTTCTTCAAGAGATTGATAATAATCCCCTATGGCATCATATCCAATAAAAAATAAATCTCTCATACCAGACATTGGGATAATTATTTTCATATCTTATACATCTTTATTCAAACTCCACCAATTACTAATGATTTCATTTTATATGATTATTAATTTTTCGTCATTCAATCCCCAATTAGGAGGATTGCATTTAAATTCTTCACTATTAATTTTTAAATTCATCTTTCCAGGTCTTTGAAGATCGAGAGGATATGATAAGTGATAAAAATTAATCCCAAAATCACATAAATCCCCACCATATGAATATTTTTTCAGAAGTCTATTATGCAATTCAATGTCGGCCCATCCCCAGTAAATTAACTCTTCCCACCATCCAGTGCAATGAATCCACATATATCTATTCATAAGTAGGGCAAGTGCAGTACCACCAAATGAATATCCAGGCAAATAAAACATATTAGAACTCTGAATTGGTTCTAAAGTGTCTATATACTCTTCTAATTCTTCAGGAGTTTCTAGATCTTTGTAATTTTCATAACCAATTTCTTTTCTAGACGCCCAATAAAAACAATTATCTTTATTATATTTATTTAAATTACTTACAAAATCATATAATTTTTTAAAATCTTCCTTTCTTAATACTGTATCAGAATCCCAAAAAACTATATATTCCCCAGTAGCATATCTAGATGCAGCATTGTGTGGGTGTACATATGAATATGACCACCCTCTGTTGTATTTTTCTGCAATATTTGGCGGAACATATACACACTTAAATGTTTTATATTTTTCTGTTGTAATTTCCTCAACTATTTTTGACTCTGATCCCCAATCACACAAAATAAGTTCAACATCGTCTAAATTAAAACTCTTAAGATTTTTTATGGTGGTCTCAAGATTTAACTTTAAAACTTTTGAATTATTTTCTCTGTAATTATCATTTTTTCCAGTAGTAATAATTGATAATAGCATATTTTAAATCCTTAAATTTTTTCCTTCCAAACGTCAATCATTTTACAATTCCATAAACTTCATATCCAAGTTCAAGTAAGTACTCAGTCAAATAACTTCCATCTTGACCATTAATTCCAGTAATTAGTGCTTTTTTCATTTAAATACATCCATATTTCTAAGATCAGGCCAATCACTTATATCCCATTGACGGGGAGTTGTCCTAATGGCAGTTGGTAATTTATCCAATCCATTTTGTGCTGTTTCTGGTGTCATATAATAATGATATCCTACTGTATTAATATTTTGTTCTCTCCAAGGAATATTAGGAATTCTACCATCATATGACATTTTTTTCAAGATATCATATGATTTTTTACTGTCCAACAGAATCATTCCCCCCCTACCCAAACTCAAATGCTTTTGAAATTGAAAACTCAGACACATATATGTGTCTGAAATATAACTATTAGATTTCCACAAAACAGCTGCATCAATAATATTAGTATTTCCTAGATAATAATAATCTTTCCAGTTTTCTTCTTTCCACTTCCACTTTAAATTTAATTTTTCTGCTAGAAATGGAACCGATATGTATGTCTTACACGGTATTTCAATATTATCATATTTCTCATATCTTAAACACAATTCAAGTCCATGAGTACAAGAATCAACTGCTATTGCATAAGGTGCTCCAAAAAAATCTGCAACTTTTTTTTCAAATTGAGACACAAGTTCAAAACTCATTTGTTTCTCCAATTATTACAATCTTTTTCATATTCATCCAATTCATAATCTTCTTTATAAAATTTTTCTAATTCAAGTAATTTTTTAGATCTATTTTTTATTCGATTAACAGGAGTTCCAAAATAAATTCCCCATTCATCTAAATTTTTAGTTACTAAGGACATAGCACCCACAGCAACACCTTGAGAAATATTTACTCCCGGTAAAACTACAGAATTAGATCCAATAATACAATGTTCTCCCAAATATATTGGTTTTACAACTTCATTTTTATATTTTTTCGAAATAGTAGGATTTGTTAAAGATTTGCCACTATAATCATCTGAACTACTATAGAGTTTTACTCCATGAGCTATACCACTGAACCTTTCAAAAGTGATTCCTCCACTTGCGGCAATTAAACAATAAGAAGCTATATGATTATTACCTTTGATTTTTAAATAACCATTGTTAATACAAGTTATAGTTGTAAATCCATCAATTCTTACATTATCACCAATTGAAATATTTTCTTTTCCTATAATAGTGCAATTTTTATCAATAAGCACATTTTTACCTATAGATTTAAATCCATATTGTTTTAAATCATTTTCATTATAATATCCATAATTAAATAAATCCATTTTTTAATTCCCCAGTTAATAGATTAATTTTTTCTAGTAAGTATTTTTTTATCAATTTTTTTAAAATTATTTTTTCTTTTTTAGAAGTATAATTTTTAGTGTATTGCGAATGAACTATTTTTAATAATAAATCTAGTTCTTCTTTACTATAATTCACACAAAATTACCATTCTATTCGCGCATTATTTATAAAAATACCTTGTATAGTAAGTTAAGTATTTCATAATTTTTATAATTTCTCAAATACTAATTACTTCTCACACTTTTAAAACTTTCAGAATACCATTCGTAAGTTTTTTCAATTCCCTCTTGGATAGAAATCTTCGGTTCCCATCCAAGTGCTTTAATTTTATCTATATTTAATACTTTTCGGGGAGTTCCATTTGGTTTAGATGTATCCCATTCGGTTTGACCTGCAAAACCGACCACGTTAGAAATAATTTTAGAAAGTTCTCTAACCGTTATATCTTCGCCAGTTCCAACATTTATTGGATCAGGACTATCATAGTCTTTCATACAAACAAAGCAAGATTCTGCAAAATCATCTACATGGAGAAATTCCCTACGAGGAGAACCATCGCCCCAAAGTTTTACATTTGGATACCAAGGACCACCCATATCAATAGTATATCCCTCAGTCTTTGCCCAATGATACTTGGCAATCATTGCTGGAAGAACGTGTGATGTTTCTAAATCAAAATTATCATTAGGACCATAAAGATTTGTTGACATCAAAGATATTGCATTAAATCCATATTGCTTACGATATGACTGACACATCATAATGCCAGCAATCTTAGCAATAGCATAGGCATCATTCGATGGTTCCAAAGCACCAGTCATCAACTGATCCTCTGTAATTGGTTGAGATGCAAACTTAGGATAAATGCAAGAAGAACCTAGGAACAGAAGTTTCTTTACCCCCCAACGATAAGCAGAATCAATAATATTCGTCTGAATACGGAGATTCTCAGTTAAGAAATCTGCTTTATATTTATTATTTGCCATAATACCACCAACCTTGGCGGCGGCAACAAAAACATATTCTGGTTTCTGCTGTCTAAAAAAAGTATTAGTTGCTTCTTGGTCTGTAAAGTCTACTGTCTGACGAGTTCCTTTAATGATATTGGTATAACCTTTACTCTCAAGGTTTCTGACTATTGCCGACCCAACCATCCCATTGGCGCCTGCAACTAATACTTTAGAATCAAATTTCATTTTTACACATACCTTTAATTAATTGTTCAAAAGAGATCTTAGGACTCCACCCAAGATTTTGTTTTGCTTTGGTAGAATCTCCTAAAAGTGTTTCAACCTCAGCAGGTCGGAAATATTTAGGATTGATAATAACACGGACAATTCCAGTATTTTTATCAATTCCAACTTCATCAAGACCTTCACCTTCCCACTGAATATTCATTCCAAAATAAGGTGCAACCTTTTCCACAAACTCACGAACAGAATACTGTTCTCCAGTAGCAATTACATAATCTTCTGGCACATCTTGCTGAAGCATTAACCACATTGCTTCTACAAAGTCCTTAGCGTGTCCCCAGTCACGTTTTGCATTGAGATTACCCAATTGAAGTACTGTCTGCTTTCCTTCTGACATCTTACGAAAAGCATTGGTAATCTTTTTGGTTACGAAGGTATCTCCTCGTCGTGGAGATTCATGATTAAAAAGAATTCCAGTACAAGCATACATCCCATAGGACTCACGATAGTTTTTTGTAATCCAGTATCCATAAACCTTTGCGCATCCATATGGTGAACGAGGATGAAATGGAGTAGTTTCTTTTTGAGGAATCTCCTGAACTTTACCAAACATCTCCGATGTAGATGCTTGATATATTCTTGTTTTCTCTTCCATTCCTAGAAGACGAACTGCTTCAAGAACACGAAGAGTTCCTAATCCATCAACCATACCAGTGTATTCTGGCATCTCAAATGACACCTTTACATGACTTTGAGCACCAAGATTATAAATCTCATCAGGTTGAACTTGCTGAATGACTCTTACAAGGTTTGTAGAATCAGTTAGATCTCCATAATGAAGTTTAATTTTATCGTAAATATGATCAATGCGATTAGTGTTGATCAAGGAAGATCTACGAACAATACCATGCACATCATATCCCTTTTCTAAAAGAAGTTCGGCAAGATATGATCCATCTTGACCCGTTATTCCCGTAATTAATGCAACTTTCATTTTGTAAATAAAAAAAATTTTCAACAACAATAAAATTTAATTCAGTATTTTCTAATACATAAAATGTATCTTCAACTGTAGTTAGTATGGGTTTCCCCTTTTTATAATTAGGGTGTATATAAATTAACGTTAAGAAACTAAAAAAAGTTGCATGAGTTTTGATATTTCACTAAACCCAAAAAATGCACATAAAAATAAAACATCCCAAAGTTTAAGTTTGATAGCAAAAGGAACAGTGAGTAATCCTCCAATAACCTTTACCATCAAACCATATTTAAAATCTCCCCATAACATAGTTTGATAACCACTCATGAGGAGAATATTTCCAATCCAACGAAGAAGATCCGATTTATGCATAATTGGATTGTTGTAATTAGTTCTGTTAAAGTCCATCCGTGACTATTTAATCATGCAACTTCAACTGATTCAAGGTCTTGATATACATATTCCATAAGCATTTCATAGTCATCCAAAGGATCACCAGAAAATACTACCCCTTCACTTTCGTAGTAACGACGAACTTTTTTATAAAGTTTTGGATTCTTTACATCAAGATAAAATTCACCATTTGCTGCACCACGAAGGGTTTGAACGTCTTTCTTGAATTTTGCTGTGAGAGTCATTTTTCTATGTATTGACCTTAGTATTATAAGGGATTGACTTTGAGAAGTCAAGATGGACAGTTTAAGAACCTTCTTCGTGGTCAGTGTATATATTCATCAATTCATCACCCAATGTTGATTCTATTGTATACTTGATAGTTTCGTTATATGGAACTATCACTGCATTTTTTTCACCATCAGCAATAATAAATGATTCACCATTTTCTACTCTATCCATCAGAGTATCAAAATTTGATTGAAATTCTTCGACTGTAAATTTTTGGAGATCTGAAAGTTCTGGATACATTTTCATAAAGTAAGATTTTATGAGTCGGACATAAAGGATTTGAACCTTTGACCTTTCCGCCCCAAACGGAACGCGCTACCAAACTGCGCTAATGCCCGATGGTCTTATTTCGGTGTACAATCATTATACCCATTGTAGGTCCAAGTGTCAAGAGACAACCAATAACAAACAATGACCATTGATGGGTTAAAAGATATTCTACAATTTTTATCATACAACAGAAACTGTTAATGTTCCACCTTTAGACCAAACAAAAGCAGTCCCTGAAGAATAATCATATATTAAACTCCATTTTCTTGGGTTTAAAGTATAAGTAGCACTCATTTGCGACCATGTTTTACCACTAGAAATTACATCAAGATAAAATTGATGACTCCATATATCTAGACTTCTTCCAGATGTGGGATATTGACCGGGAGTTGATGCACTAGACCTCCAAGTTACATAACTATCTGCGTTAGGATCTGATGAATCACTAGAAAATCCATTAACAACATTAGTAATAAAACCAGTAGTCGGAACAGTAAAATTACCTCCAGTATTAGTAGGGCAAGTAATTGCAAATGATGGATTTGTTGGAGTAATAGGAATATTTCTTATTGGAGTTGCATCATCAACAGAAAAATTTACATTCCAAGCAAATCCATCATCGGGAGAAGACACAGATAAAGTTATAGTTCTTGTCGCCATGATATTTCAATTAATTTATTTTGTTTATTTATAATAAGAGTGAGTAAGTCCCCAGAAAATAAAAAAACCAATAATACTAAAAGTAATTATAGCGTTATATATTGTTTTAGTCATTTTTTCAATTTAATGTTATTTTCATCCAAGAAAATAGTGGAGGAATAACTCCAACTAATCTCAAAAGTCCTTCAGCAAATAAAGCAAGAACCACCCAACCGACGCACATACTAATGATAGAAGCATTACGGTTGTGTCGTCGTATTGCTGCATTAATCATCTCCTGAACTTCAGAACGTGTAATAAACTCTTCATGTTCATACATCATTTTTCATCACCAAGAAATTTTGCCAGAGGATCTCTTCTTGTTTTAACAATTTCAACTGCTCTCTTATAGAACATATTATCAGTGTTCCCAGAAGATTCAAAAGTCTCCTTGATCTTCACCCAATTATTATAGGTGTGCTGATCCATTTTTTCTATTCGTAGTACTACTATATACTAATCATAGAATTTTAAACGTCATCCAAATGTCAGTGTTTTGTAACACTACTATACAGAAAACGAAAGAAAGTATTAAATTTGTATTCTATGTAACGGAAAGGGTGGGATTCGAACCCACGGTGCTATTAACACGCTTGTTTTCAAGACAAGTTCCTTAAACCACTCGGACACCTTTCCAAATTAAGTCCTTAACGGACTTCAAAATCAAGTCGTCTTACTTTACGTTGACGACGTGCTTCTTGCCAAGCAATATCTTGAGAAGTAAGCACACTTTTATTTTGATTTTCCTTTAGGGAGTTTAGCATAACAATTCGAGATAAGTCAAGTGCTGAAATCTTGTCTCCACGAATTGTTGCCATATTGGGACAACCACACGTTACTGTTTTTGATGGGTGTCCTAGTAATTCTTTATTACAATCTTTGCATCTTATTGACAACATTATTTTAAACCCTATTCATTCTCATCAATATAATTTATTTATTATGGGCAATATCGGATTCGAACCAATGACTTACTGCTTGTAAGGCAGCCACTCTACCGCTGAGTTAATCGCCCTTGATGAGTAGTGAGTGCCCACCACTCGCGGAAGACACTCTCCGCAACTTTCACTGTATTAGAGGGCAGTGAAGATATGATAGAATCGGATATTTCCAACCCTATCAACTGGGGTGGCAGGGATCGAACCTGCGACCTAGATGTTAACAGCATCCCGCTACTACCGCTGAGCTACACCCCAACGTTCTATTACTTAGAACTTACAAAATCATTAATCGTTTCTGCGTGCTCAAGAACATCAGAAAGAGTTGGATATTTTGAATCAAATCCTTCTGGTAATTTACCACCATTGCGACATTCTGCTTTTGCAAACTCTATATGATAATTGTCCGAAAGCATCGCATAAGCTTGCTTAAAGACTTCAAATCTAAGTTGATAAGGTGTCATAAGTATTCTCCTATGAAATGTGTTTGTGTGTGATTTGAGAACCCGAAGGTTCAGAGCGGAATACCGGATTCGAACCGGTGACATCCAACTTGGAAGGATGGCGTTCTACCACTGAACTAATTCCGCATTTGAGACAATCATAAACTATTTAAGTTTGATTGTCAAGTGCTCCAGAGAAGATTTGAACTTCCACGCTTTTTAAGGCGGCGGATTCTAAGTCCGCTGTGTCTACCGTTCCACCACTGAAGCAATTGGAGGCGGGGGGTGGAATTGAACCACCTACCTGAAGCTTATGAGACTTCTGTGCAACCGTTACACTTCCCCACGATGATGGATTAAGTGTAATACACCTCATAAGGATGTAACAGTGACTTAACCTCTATCCTTTTATATAGTAACAAACTCAGAAGAATTTGTCAAGCATTGGGATAGGGACTTGAACCCTAACTAAAAGTTTTGGAGACTCTCGTGCTACCAATTACACCATCCCAATAAAATTGGTTATAACCAATACCGAAGGTGGGATTCGAACCCACAACATCCTGATTTTGAGTCAGGCACCTCTACCAGTTGGATTACTTCGGCAAGTAGGAGTAGGGAGACTTGAACTCCCACGGGATTGCTCCCAGCAGATTTTAAGTCTGATGTGTCTACCGATTCCACCATACTCCCATAAGGTAATCTTTGATTACCAAGTGCTCCTTGCGTGAATTGAACACGCCTCAGGCGAATTATGAGTTCGCTGCATTCACCAGATTGCTAAAGGAGCAAGGTAGGACTGCAGAGAATTGAACTCTGTTCACACCGTTATAAGCAGTGGGCCTTAACCAATAGGCGACAGTCCCTTAACCCTTGACTCAATCATCATAAGGCATCTAACCAAGAAAGTCAAGTGCCTTGTGCCAGTCTTCAAACTGGCAGCGTCCTTTGAGAGATTCGAACTCCCGCACATAGGTTCGTAGCCTACTGCTCTGTTCCACTGAGCTAAAAGGACAAGAAAGGGGATTACTCCCCAGTTCGCTCAAAGTGCTATTGCTCAAACGGCAACAGCAGTTCTGCGGAAAGATACGATGTTGTTGAGATTTATTCTCGGAACCCTCTGCCCAGTCGAATACCAGTTCATCCCCGAGAATGGAGATGTGGGGAGTCGAACCCCAGTGTTGGACAGATTGTTGCCCCTAGTAGGAGCAATTCCAGAACTAGGATTCGAACCTAGACGTACACCTTCAAAGGGTGCTGACCTGCCAGTTAGTCGATTCTGGATTGTATGAACTATCTGGAATTTCCAGATAGTTGAGAGCCCTCAGTCGGATTTGAACCAACGACCTACTCATTACTAGTGAGTTGCTCTACCACTGAGCTATAAGGGCGGGGTGTCGTATGAGAATTGAACTCATCTCCTCTGTTCCACAAACAGATGCCTTAACCACTAGGCTAACGACACAAGGCAGTGGGTAGAATTGAACTACCGACATAGAGGGTATGAATCTCTTGTTCTACCACTGAACTACACTGCCAAGGCGGAAGTGGTTGGAT